CGCGGCGGGGTAGAGGGGGGCCGGCGCCTTCAGGGCACCCGGGGCCGCCGGCCGCGGGCAGGAGCAGCCGGGGCCGCACGCCTCGCACTTCCCCTCGCACCCCTCGCACTTCGCCTTCGCCCGCGGGGGCGGGGCGGTGGGCGGGCTCTCGGCCTCCGCGTCGATCTGGGCGATGACGGCCAGCAGCACCTCGGCCGCCCGCCCGCACTTCGGGGCGGCCTCCTTCGGGCAGTCGCAACTGCTCGCCAGGGCCAGCGCCGCCTTCGCCCGGGACCTGGGGCACGGGTCGGCGGCGCCCGCGGGGGCGGCGAGGATCAGGACGGCCAGGGTCGCAAGTCGCATCGGGTCTCCCTCACTGTGTCAGAAGGCCAGGGCGAATTCGGCCCGGGGCAAGAGCGGGCGGGGCCGCGGGGCGGTGATAAACCAATCCGGAAGCACGCGCCGCGGGAATCCAGTCGCCCCGCTGAACGCCCACGAGTCGCCCTGCCTCAGCATCCGGTCCACGGTAGCCGACTCGGCCCAGAACCCGTCCGGTCCGGGGTTGCCCCAGCCGACCGGGCCGCGGTGGGCGTCGCCGCCCCAGGAGTTGACGATGTGGCCGTACTCCCGGCCGCCCTCCGTGTGGTAGCCGTCGAGGCACATGCAATGCGCCCACGACCCGGACGTCCGGCAGACGCCGTTCTGGTCCCGCTGGAACGCGAACCCCTGGTTGCTGCACACGGCGATGCCGTAGCCGCTGGCGAGGGCCTTCTTGGCGTCGGCCCAGGTGGTGATCCGGGTGGTGTCCTTGACGGGGAACTTGCGGCAGGTCGCCTCGAGGTCGTCGGGCACCCCGCGGCTGCCCCACTGCCGGCACAGGCTTTCGCTGTACGTGGTGGTGTCCACGCTGCCGTGCTTCTGCCTCGGCAACATCCCCCACTTGACGACGAACTCGGCGGCCCACGCCCCGACCGACCCGTCCCCGCGGATGCGGCCCCCGCCGACTTCAACCCTGCTCCCGCCGTAGGTGGCCTCCTCGGTGAACCGCACCCACTCCCACGGCTGGCCGGCGGCGGCCTGCGCGGCGAGCGTGCGTTCGACCGCCGCGTTGGTGCCGAACGAGACGCACGACCCGACCTGACCCTGGTTCTTCACCGGCGGGGTCTTGCCGGGCAGCCGCTCATAGGCTTTCCAGAGGTAGACCGCGGCCGGCAGGTCTTGAGCTTGGCCGGCGGGGGTGTCCGCGAACACCGGCGGGGCGACCCGGGCGACGACGGCGGCCACCTCGTCCGGGTCGGACACCCAGCCCGTCACCGGCTCGTCCGGCCCCAGCCCGACGAAGACCTGGACCTCCTTGACCACCTCCCGGTCCACGAACACCGGCGGCGGCGGGAACCCGTACCGGGCGGCGATGGCGAACAGGACGCTCGTCACCAGCCACAGCAGGGCCGTCTTGACGACGGACGGGCCGGGGAGGTAGTCCCGCCAGGAGGGGGTCGGGGTTTCGTCGGGCATGGTCAGTCTCCGTGTAACCAGTCGCCGGCCCGCTCGAAGCCGAACAGCCAACACACCCCGGCGAGCGGATGAACCACGATGTTGTGCCAGGCGTTCCGAAGCCGCCTCACCACGACAACCCCTCGCTCACCTGCCGGAACAGCCCCGCCGCCGCCCGCCGCGACTCGTCCGTCAGCGTCGCGCCCAGCGGCAGCGCCGGGGCGAGGATGTTGGCAATGCTCGTCCGCAGCCCCGCGCACTGGTCCTGGGCGAGACTCGCGGCGGCGGCCCGGAGCCGGGTGCGGAGCTGGTCCGTGGTCGTGACGTGCAACTGGTCGCCGGGCGGGGCCAGGGCCATCGTCGCGGCCAGGTCGTACAGCTCGGCCAGTGACTTGCGGACGGCGGTCTTGTCCGGCGTCTCGCCCGGGTCGGCGTCGAACGCGGCCTTGAGCTGGGCGCGGTAGGGGTTGGGCACCGGCACGGGGGGCGGGACCGGCGGGGTCGGCGGAACGGGCGGGGTCGGCGGGCCGGGGATGGTGACGGCGAACTGCTTGCGGGTCAGGTTCCCCGCCTTGTCGCTGGCGACCCCGACGAACCGATACCGCGCGCCGGGCGGAAGGCCCCGGGTCAGCAGGACGAACGCCGTCTTGCTGCCGCCGATGGCCCGCACGTCGAACGGCTGCTCGTCGTCCAGGGCGACGTACTCCACCGCCACCACCGTGGCCGGCGGCACGTACACCGCGGCCCCGGCGGTCGAGACGATCACCTCGGGCGGGGCGAACGGGCCGGACCCGACCGCCTTCGGCACGACCGGGGGGCCGTCCGCGGCGGGCGGGATGGGCGGCTGGGCGAGGGCCGGGCCGGCGAGGGCGAGCACCGCGAGGGCGGCGAGACGCATGGGAGTGGTTCCCCCGGGGTGGGTGTGCCCCCAGTGTCGGGGGGGCCGGGGGAACCTGCCGGCTAGGAGCCGCCCCCCCGCTGGACGTAGCCCGTCAGGTTGAACTCGCGGTTGAACCCGCCCTGGACGGCGGTCACCGCGATCCGGTACTTCTCCCCGACGGCCAGGCTCGCGTAGCTGGTGGACTCGACGGTGCCCGTGTAGGTGCCGCCGGACGTGTGGGTGAGGGTGCCGGTGGCGGCCGTCGCCGGGTCGCCGCCGTCGGTCGCGGCCGACCCGTCCGGGCCGTAGACGGCCCACGTCACGGTGGCGGCGGTGAGGGCCGCGGACGTGTCCCGCCGCGTCCACGCGGTCAGGGTCAGGGTGCCGTCGGTGTTGAGCGTGAGTAGGGCCACGGGTCAACTCAGGGTCAGGGTGCCGGTCGTCAGGTGCTCGTAGGTGAGCGTGGCGGTCGTGGCGCCGCCGGTGCCCGACACGTCGGACACCGCCCCCGCCGCCGCCCCGGTCACCGCCGCGAGCGTCGCGGCCCCGGTCGCGGTCAGGCCGGCGTCGAACGCCGCCCCGGTCACCCGCGACAGCGACCCCGCCGCCGTGCCCGGGTTGGCGACCACGCCCGCCGCGGCGCCGGTGACGGCCGCCAGGGTGCCGGCCGCCGCCCCGCCGGTGTTCTGGCCGGCCGCCGACCCGGCGAACCGGGAGACGGTCGCGGCCCCGCTGCCGGGGTTGGCGACGGCCCCGGTCGCGGCGCCGGTGACCCGGGACAGCGTCCCGAACCCGCCGCCCCCGGAGACGGACCCCGCGGCCGACCCGGTGACGGCGGACAGGCTCGGCGACCCCGTGCCGGTGGCGGTCGAGGTGCCGGCCGCGGCGCCGGTGACGGCGCGGAGGTCGGCGGCGGCGGACCCGCCGGACGAGATCGCCCCGGCGGCCGAGCCGGTGACGGCGGACAGGGTGCCGGCGGCGATGCCGAACCCGGCACCCCCCGCCGGCACCCACCGCCGGCGCCGGGCGTAAGCGCCCCGGCGGCGGAAGACGGCGGGCACGGGTCACCCCCCGGTTAGGCGGGGTGGGTCAGGGTGAACGAGCTGATGCTGACCGTGTTGCCGTTGTTGATCGTCGCCGAGCTCAGCACGATGTCGGTGGCGCTCGCCCCGACCGTCATGTCCATCACCGCCGTCCCGCCCCCGCTCGCCAGCCGCGCCCAGGAGGCCGTGCCGGTGGCGCCGGCGGTGCCGCTGGTGATGCTGTTCGCCGTCGCCGTGCCGCTGCTCGACGCCCCGAACGAGGTCGAGGAGAAGGTCAGGGTGACCAGGAGGTTTTGCGACGTAATGGCCGTCCCCGGCCCGGCCGGCTGACTCCCGTCATACACTTTTATCGTGCCCGCGCCGCCGCTGTTGAGCAGGGCGGTTACGGCGTCCAGGGCCGCGTTGCGGGCGGCGACGCTTATGAGCAAGTTGTTTGCGATTTTCTTACCCTCCCCTAATTATTGGATGCCCACGGTGCGTATAGTGTGGCGTGTTGTTCGCCACACTCGCCCGAGGACGATCCATCGTGGACAAGCCGACACACTGGCGGTTCCAAGACCTCGAAGGCCGACGGTTCGACCGGCTGCTGGTGACCGCCTTCGCCGGCCGCAAGGGCAAGAAGGTTCTCTGGCGGTGCCGGTGCGACTGCGGGGGCGAGAGCATCGCGTTTGCCACGTCTCTGACCGCCGGGAAGCACCGCAGTTGCGGGTGTCTCCAGCGGGAGACGGTCACGTCTCACGGGCGATCCCACAGCCCGGAGTACCGAACGTGGGCGGTAATGAACTCCCGCTGCCACAGGGCGAACGCCACCGGTTACGATCGCTACGGCGGTCGCGGTATCGCCGTCTGCGACCGGTGGCGCCACTCGTTCGAGAACTTCCTCGCAGACATGGGTGAGCGACCCACCCTCGCCCACACCATCGAGCGGAAGGACGTGGACGGCCCCTACTCGCCCGAGAACTGCGTCTGGGCCACCCGCGTGGAGCAAGCGGACAACACCACCCGCACCCGCCGGTACACCCACAACGGGGAGACGCTGAGCATGACGCGGTGGGCGGTGCGGGTCGGCCTCAAGCCGACGACCCTCCGCAACCGCCTTGACGCGGGCATGTCGTTCGCCGCCGCCATCGCCGCCCCGGCCGAACAGGTGACGACCATCACCCACGACGGCCGCACGCTCACGGCGGGCGAGTGGGAGGCGGTGACCGGCATCGCGTCCCCGACCATCCGCGCACGACTGCAACGCGGCTGGACGGCGGCAGCCGCCCTCACCACGCCCGTCGGCGGGTAGTCGGTTATTCGCCATCGGTCGCGGCCTCCGCGGGGGTTTCCGGGGGGCTCGCCCGCTCCCGGAGGAAGTCGAACACGTCGATCGTCACGTGGGCGGTGCCGGTGATCTCCACCGTGCGGGGGTCAACGGGCTCGTCGGGCATGGCCTAGAGCTCCTCGAAAATCAGGGTGCCGGAGACGGTAATCGCGTCGGCGGGTGCGGACACGGACACGACGCACGCCTCGGCCGGGAGGAACGTGATCCGCGTCTCCGGGGTCGGGAGGTACTGGTAGCCCCCCTGCGCGTTGAACGCCTCGGCCCGGATCGTCGTCAGCGACCCGCCCCCGGCGACCGCCTGGGTGGTGTTCATCGTCTCCGGGGTCGGCCCGGCGGCGGCGTCGTTGGTGTTGTGCTTGTTCGCCCCCGGCGTGCTCCCGCCGCTGCCGGACGTGCTCCCGATCCCCTTCTTGATCGTCACCGACAGCCCCTCGGCGGCGGCGTCCCCGTAGTCGCTCGACTGCCCGAGGCAGACCTCGTGCAGCACGAACGGCTTGCCGGCCGCGGCGAGCACCTCGAAGGCGTCGAACGCCGCGGCGGGGCTGGCGACGGCGGCAATCGGCACGGAATAAAAACGTCCCACGGTGGGTTACCTCCGGCTGAGTGAGCGGTTGCGGGTGCGGCGGGTGGGGGCGACGACCGACACGGCCCCGGGCAGTGCGTCCTGGACGGCCCCGAGGACGGTGCCCGTGCTGGACGCGGTCCGCCAGGGCGTGTACTTGACGAGGAACCCCGCCCGGACGTGGGCGAGCAGGTCCGCCACGAGCGTCGGGTCGGCCCGCAGGTACGTCCGGGCGTCGGTCACCTTGTCCGCGTAGGTGCCGCTCGCGCTGCCGCGGCTGACGGCCCACGTCCCGATGTTGCGGGTCGAGTCCACGAAGTAGTCGGCGGGGAGGCCCGTCTGGAGACTGTCGTTGGCCCCCGGCTGGGTCGTCGGGTAGTCGCCCTGGTAGCGGGTCGCGGCGGCGTTGAGGAAACCGTTGTAGACCGCCCCGGCCGGGGTCACGACGTTGTCCGTCGTCGTCGCGGTCCCGATTGCCGAGACGGCCACGGCCGACAGGGCGGTGCCGTGCCAGAAGATCGAGTCGGTGAGTTCGGCGACCTGCGCGGCGAGCTCGCCGCCGTCCCCGATGAGGACGCCGCCCTCGTAGCTCGGGCTGTACAGGGTGCAGTGCCGGACGCGGAACGTGAGGGCGGTGGACCCGAGCGGGGTGATCGTCCCGGGGGACGCGGTGTTGACCCCGGGGAGGACGATGCAGGAGTCCACGACCCAGTCGCCGGACCCGTAGAACCAGTTCCCGGCGTCCCCGGAGGTGGTCCTCGTGTACTCCACGACCGAGTCGGAGAGCGTGTGGGCCGACCCGGTGTCCCGCGGCAGGAGGATGTGGGGGTTGTCCGTCCCGGCGTCGGCCAGGAAGTAGCAGTCGGTCGTGTCGCCCCGCAGCCCGAGGCCGGTGATGCCGCCGCCGCTGGTCGTCAGGAGGCGGAAGAAGCACCCGTCGAACTGGCCCGCCGCCCACGTCGAGGCGTTGGCCGACCCCCCGCCCTCGCCGTCGAGGACGGAGTTGGTGACGGCGAACGCCCCCTCCTGCCAGTAGAACGCCTTCTCGAAGCTGCACAGGTTGACCAGCCGCGTCACCCCGACCCCGGCCGTGCTGCCGGTCAGCCGCAGGTCGTCGGTGGCGTGCGCCCCCGAGGCGAACAGGGTGCGGACGACCGACGCTCCCGCGTTCGCCGGGAGCGAGGTGCTGGTGTTGACCCGCCCGCAGCTCGTGAACGTGCAGTCGGACAGGTCGATCCAGGTGGTCGCCGACCCCGGGTTGGTGTTGTTGGCCGAGTCGATCGCGGGGTTGGTCGCGTCCCCGACGCGGAGGAAGTCGCACCACTGGCAGTCCCACAGCCCCTTGCCGGTGGCGTTGACCGTGTAGGCGTTGCCGCCGCCGGAGTTCGAGCGGACGACGCTGTGACTGCCGGACGTGCCCCGGGTCTTGAGCGTGGCCGCGGCGTGGTTGAGGAGCAGCCGGTACTGCTGGGACGACGGGGAGGACGCCCCGGAGGCGTCGAACTCCAGCGTGGCCCCGCCGGACGCCTCCCCGACCTGGAGGATGCCGTTACAGAGGACGTCGCCCTTGACCGTGAGGGACTGGCCGGCCTCCACCAGCAGGCTCACGGAGGCGTTGACCGTCAGGACCGTGTTGCCCTCGGCCGGGCTGCTGCCGACGGCCGCGGCCGAGTCCACGTTGACGTCGTGGGCGACGACCGCGAGGTTCCCCGACACCGGCACGTCGACCACGTCCCACGTCGCCGCCACGTCCCAGTCGCCCGCCCCCACGCTGGTCGCGGTGTTCGTGGCGGTGAGCGTGTCGGAGGCGGTCCCGTCGGTGACGGTAAACGCCCCGGTCCCGCTCCCCTTGTTGAGCGTGACGGTCGCCGACGTGCCGCTGAGCACGTTCTGGCTGGCGATGCTCCAGCCGGTCGGCGCCCCGGTGAGCGAGAACGGGGAGCCGGCCCAGCTCGTGTTCGTGCCGGTCAGGCTCACCGTCACCGTTCCGGAGCCGCAGAGGACGTTGTCCCGGTCGCAGGCCAGGACGGCGGTAACGAGGGCGGTGTAGTCGAGTTGGTCGAAGCGGAGGCTGCCCGACTCCGAGTACATCCCGTACCCGGTGTTCGAGTTGTACGTCCCGTTCGAATACGTCTCCGTCTTCTTGAGCACCCCGTTGACGTAGATGCGGTAGGTCGTCCCCTCGGCCTCGGCCGTCCAACTGTCGTCGGTCCCGATCGTGACGGAGCCGGTCGCGCTGCCGATGTCGGCGGTGTAGACCCCGCCCGCCCACCGCATGAAGCTGACCTGGCTGGAGCTCGCCTGATACCGGGCGACGATGAAGTTGCCGCTGCCGTCGTTGCGGAGGACGATGCCGCCGGGCGGGACGGCGGAGACGCCGTTGGTGTGCCGCACCCCGGACACGACCACGCTCATGTCGGCGGCGCCGGTCCGGTAGCAGTACCGGCCGGTCCCGCCGGAGAGGTCGTAAGCCCGGTTCGCGTCGATGAAGAAGGACGCGCTGGGGCCGTTCGTCCACCCGTTGCCGATGGCCGAGTCTTGCGCGCGGTTGAACGTGTCGGTGAAGTCGGCCACGCGGGCGCTCTCCCCCGGGGGTGCCCCCCCATCGTCGCCCCCGTCGGGGGAACCTGCCGACTACCGGCCCAAGGCGGACGCGGCCTTCTCCCCCCACCGCCGGGGCAGCGAGACCGCCCGCCACTCCCGCAGCCCCGCAGCCGCCGCCTCCCGCGTCGGGTACACCCACGGCCGCCGCTTCGCCCGGTCGAGCCGGGGGTTGGTGGGGTGCAGGTGGTCGCCCAGCATCTTCTCCCGGCCGAACTCCCACACCGACACCACCCACCCGGCGAACGTCTTCCTGGGCCGCCCGCCCTCGTAGCTGACGTGGTGCCAGTGCCGGAACGCCCACGGGTTCGCGCGGCGGCGGTCGGTGCCGTGGCGGCCGGGCGCCCGCCGGAACATCAGGGACCAGTCGGGGCCGTACCGGTCGGCGTACCACGCCCCGACCAGTCGGGCGGCGGCCCGGGGGTTGGGGTGGTAGTAGGCGCCGGACTCGGGGCAGGAGAGGTTGATGAGCCGGCCGGCCACCTTGACCCGGGCGACCCACGCCCGCCGCTTGCGGTACACGTTGCGGTAGCCGGAGGGGCTGGCCCCCGCCGGCAGCCGCAGCGCGTCGAGGGGGTCCGGCTGGGCGAGTGCGACCACGGATGGTATCCCCGGTGCCGAGTGTGGTAAAATGCACACTCGACCACGGGGTCGGGGACGGGTCACGGCCGGGCGGGACTACTCGAGGGGGGTGGTCCCCGCCCGGCCGTGCTGCTTGGCTCGCGTCTGTGGATAGTAAAGACCGGGCGGGGGGAACCTGCCGGGGCGGGCGGTCTGGCGGCTCACTTCTACCGTGTCGGGATTTTCCCTTACACCCATCCGGGTCGCGCGTTACGATGGCGGCTCGACCATTCCGGTCGGTCGCCCGCAATGCCACGCGACGGCGGGCGAATAACCCTCCATCTCCAATTGGGGGCTCTCGTGCAATCGCCCGATGCAGCTAGTCTGGATTCCACCGGTGAGCAGATGGGTGGGTTCTGGGACACGGTCCTCGGGTGGGGGTGGACCCACTCCGGGCAGCCCGGGGCCGGGGAGCAGTTCACGTGGTACGGCCCGCACGTCGCCGGGGCCGTCCTGTCGCTGCTGGTGCTGGTGCCGCTGGCCCTGTACGTGCGGCGGACGATCCGGCGGGGGCCGTGAGTCAGGCCAGCCCCAGGTGGCGGTCAACGGCCGCGGCGTCCCACACCGCGACCTTGATCTTCCTGTCGTTCCAGCCCATCGAGACTTCCCAGTTGCCGTTGTGCAGCGCGGCGCCGCAGGGGAATCGTACCGCGGCGTAGCACCCGTCCCGGTCGTTCGGGTCGCCCCACATCAGCGGGTTCGGGGTCATCGCCACGACCTTGAACGGCGGCCGGGCCTCGAACACCGAGAGCCCGACGTTGTACACGGGCGACTTCGGCGACCCGATTCGGCCGTGGAACCAGTGGTAGTACAGGCCCCCGACCCGGACCGGCGGCGCCCCGCCCCGCATCACCCCGCCCGACCACGGCAGGCCGACCACCTCGCCCGCCACCCGCTCGGCCCTGTTCCCGGACAGCCTGACGATCTCGTGCCGCGGCCCGGTCTGGTACACCGCCAGCAACTCCCCGTCGTAATCGAACGGGCTCCAGTTCTTCTCCATCGGCTCGTTCCGCCCGTCCAGCTCCGGGTAGAACACCTCCCCGACGCTCAGGTCGTCCCCGAGCCGGGCGTACAGGACCGACGTGCGGATCGTCCGGCCGATCCGCTCGACGCCCGTGAACATCACCTCCGGCCGGCCCCCGAACAGGTACAGCCGCGGGTCCTCCCGGCCGCCCGCCGCCCGGGGGTGCCGCAGCCTCAGCCGCGTTGACCGGACGACCTCGTAACTCTCGGTCAGTTCCGCGACGTGGATGTCCGAGCCCGCCCACCCGTCGCGGTGAGCCATCAAAATGCGGTCGCGGTAGCGGATGCGGCTGGCGTTGAAGCTGTACCCGTCCTTGCGGGCGGCGAGTCGTTCCGGGCCGACCTGGACGAGCCGGGCGGGGGGGAGGGCGTCGGGCGGGGCGGGGGGCAGCGGCCGGTCGGGGCAGCCCTGGCAGCAGCCGTGCCCCTCGACCTTCCGCCCCAGCGTGCAGGTGCCGTGGACGGCGCAGGCGTACACCTTCAACTCGACCCGGCCGCCGCAGGTCCGGCACGGGGCGGTCTGCCCGGTCGGGCCGCCCCGGTGGGCGCAGTCGCCGCCGCCCGGCCGGCGGTGGTGGCAGGGGGAGACCTTCAGCCGGGCGCAGGAGCACGTCATTCGGTCACCGTCACGCCAGTCGCCCCGGTGATGGTGGACCCCTCGAACTCGACCTCGAAGTCGGGCGTGCAGGTGCCCCCGGTCGCCTCCTCGTCCTGGACGGTGCCGGGGTTCGAGACGAGGTGCCACGCGCCGCCGAAGAACTCGAACACCACCGTCCCGTAGACGGGGAGCTCGAACGCGACGTAGTCCGGGGAGCCGGCGACCCACGACCCGGGGTAGGCGCCGGCGTCCGGCCCGCCGGTGACGGTCATGGTCAGGTCGGGCGAGCCGAACCCCCGCCCGCACCCGCTGTCCGGGCCGCCGGTCCCCGGCCCGCTGCCGGTCCCGCACGGGTTGTACGGGTCGTCGGACTCGCCGCACTCGACGGTGAACGAGTACTCGTCCCACTGGAACGTCAGCGTGGTCGGGGCGCCGGGGTCGCCGACCGGCGTGACGGTGACGACGTTCCCGGGGTCGCCGCCGTGGTACGCCGTCCCGGTGTCCGGGTCGCAGGTGATGTTAACCCCGGCGGCCGACTCGCCGGACTCGGTCGGCGCCGACAGGAGCGACAGGTAGAGCTTGCCGTCGAAGACCACCCAGGTGCCGCTGACGGTGTACCCCAGGTAGCCCTCCATCACGACCTCGGTGCCCACCAGCCCCGGGCACGCGGCGCACGCGATCGTACAGCCGCACTCGACCTCGACGTAGAACCGGTTCTTGCCGCAGCCCCGCTCCCACTCCCCGCCGCACCAGAGGCAGTCGGAGCCCGAGAACCGCAGCCGCCCGTTGACGCACCCCTCGGGGGTCAGGTACTGCTCCTCCTCGCTCTCCCCGACGATGGTGGCGCGGACGTCGCCCTGCGCGTCCAGGAACACCGTGACCGTGGTGTCCCCGTCGGCGGTCGTGAACGCCGACGACACCCACCCGCCCCGGGTGCCGGTGCCGGCGCCCGCGTCGTAGGTGAGGTAGACGGTCGCGCCCTCGACGGTCGAGCACCCCTCGGTGCCGGCCCGGACCGTGCCCGTGAGGCACGCCTGCGGGTCGAGCCCGACCAGCATGGACTGGCAGGCGCCGGCGGCGCCCGCGCCCGGGTCCGGGGTGAAGACGTACCCCGTCCCGTCCGGGCTCGGCTCCATCCACCCCGGCGTCCCCGCCTCCAGCGTCTCGTCCCCGGCCGGGGTCACCGCCCCCGTGCCGATCAACTGGACGCCCGGGTCGGTGAGGGCCACCGCCTCGAGCCGCAGCCGCTTCCAGGCGTACCCGTCGGTCGCGTCCCACGCCGCGGTCAGCTCGGCCGCGAACCCCAGTTGCGTCGTCCGGTGGTGGGTCGCCCCGAAGGTCGTATTGACCCCCAGCCCGCGGGCGTCCCCCACCCGCCGCTCGACGGCGGCGAGCTTCGCCTTGAGGGCGTCGAATTCCCGTCGCTCGGCGGGGGTCACGACTCGTCCAGGACGTGTTGAAAGAGCTTGTAAAGACTGCCCAGCGGCAGGAGCTCGTCGGCGGCGTTCTCCCGCGAGCAGTAGTAGTGCTTCCCGGTCTTCCGCCAGGGGAAGACCCGGTGCCCGCGGTACGCGCTGGCCTCCACCCCCTTCGGCGGGTCGTACTGCTCGAACACGAACGTCACGTCCCAGCCGACGAGGGGCTGGCTGGGGTCGGCGGGGGCGACGGGGAACAGGGTCGGATCGAACGTCGCCGCCGTGAACAGCATCGTCCCCGTCGGGTTGCCGAACAGGTCGGCGTCGTTGACGTGGCCGAGGAGGCCGATGACCTTCGAGGGGAACAGGTAATACTCGTTGTCGCTGATCCAGTCGTGGGGCACGCCCATCCACTTGACCGTCAGGGACGCCTTCGCCAGCAACTCCGCCAGCGGGGCGGGGAAGGCGTCCGTGCCGGCGACCGGGTGCGGGTCGCCGCCGCCCTCGCGGAAGATCAGTTGGCTGGAGCCGTCGGCCGTCAACGCCTGCACCGCCGGGCCGACCTCGAACGAACTCCACCGCAGCCACTCGTAGGCATACGGCGGGTCGTACCCGTCCATCTCCTCGTCGCTCAGGAACCGGGTCAGCCCGTAACTCTTGAACTTCAGGGTGAGGACGTAGGACTCGTAACTGGCGTACTTGAGGTCCTCGCCGAGGTAGTCGGTGAACGGGCTGGTCAGGTAGATGGGTTCGTTGGCGACGCCCTTGATCCCGAGGCCCGAGAACCCGACGGCGTGGCAGTAGAGCTGCGGGAACTGCGGGTGGCGGGCGGGCGGCTCCCGGCGGAGCCGGTAGATCTCCCCGGCCTCCACCTCCGGCTCCTCCCCGCCCGCGTCCGGCGGCAGGCTCGTCTCGGTCTGGCTGTAGCCCAGGAAGTACCGCAGGGCGCTGCGGAGCTTGTTGGCCGCGACGTAGCCGACGAGTGTGGCCTCCTGGGAGGACGCCGAGAACGCGCCCCCGCCGCCGGGCTGGGCGCCCTCGGGCCACTCGAACCAGTCGCCCCCGTAGTCGAAGTGGTCGTCTTCGAGCTCTTCGTATGGCTCGGGCATGCCCGCATGGTTGCCGGCCGGGGGGGAACCTGCCGGGGTCGGGCCGGGCGTCCCACCTGCCCAGGTGTCCATCTACCGCCCGGCGGCCCGGGGTGCGATAACGGGGCGGGGGCGGCGAACTGCCTTCAGGGGGACGACATGCGTTACGTCTTGATTGCCGCGGCGGCGGGGATGGGGCTGGCGTGCGGCGGGGGAGTTCAGCCGCCGGTCGCGGCACCCGCGCCGGCCCCGGCGATCCCCGAAAGGAAGTGGGAGGGCCCGCCGGTCGAGGCCGACGACCTTTACCGGCAGTACAAGGCCGACGGGGCGGACGCCGCGGCCAAGTACGGCAACCGCCTCATTAGCATCCGGCTCCGGGTGGACGACGCCCGGCAGGGCAGTAGCGAGGTGGAACTGATCCAGCACCTCTCGAAGCCCAACGACTTCCCCCAGGTGACCATCTCCATTCCCGCGAGCGAGGCCGGAAAGGTCAGGACCGGCGAGTGGTCCACGTTCACCGGGACCGTCTACACGACCGGCTCCACGTGGGTCTCGCTCAAGGGCAAGGTGGCGGGTTAAGGGAACAGGCTGGCGAGCCGCTGCCGGGCGTCCCGGGCGATGTTTGCGATCCCGCTGGCGGCGTCCCGCGCGACCTGTTCCGCCTGCCGCTGGAGGCCGTCCGTAACCGCCGGGAGGGTGCGGGCGATGTTCCGCCCGGTCTGGCCCCCGGGCAGCGCCGCCGCCAGCGCCGTCGCCACCCGGCTCGGGAAGTTCGTAAGGAAGGCGTCGATCCCGGCCTTAATCAGGGTGGCCTGCCGCTCGATCTCCGCGAGGTGGTTGACGGTCTGCCGCTGGGGGTCCTGGGCCCCGCCGCCCGCCTTGAACGCCGCCTCCCGCGCCTTCTGCAGCACGTCCGACACGTTGGAGGTGCTGGTCTGCCGGACGGACGCCCCGACGCTGGACCCGGGCGTCCCGGGCGGGCGGTTGGAGTCGCCGAGGGAGGGGAGGTTGACCCCGACGAGCGACAGGAGCCACTGCCACCCCTCGTAACTCTTGCGGGCCAGGTCGAGGAGGATCTGGCCGAACGCCATCAGGTAGGGGGTGGCGTACTGGACCGCGTTGACGATCCACCCGCCGAGCACGTCCGCGATCATCGTGAATACGTTCCCGAAGATCTCGACCGACGCCTTGACGAGCGGGGCGAAGGCGGCGATGCCCTGGAGGATGGCGTCGAAGGCGGGCATGAGGGCGTCGGCCACGGACGCCGCCACGTCCACGACGAGGGCGACCACCTCGCCCAGTGCGGTCATGATCCCGGCGAAGGCGTCGGACCCGGCGAACCGGGCGATGACCGCGCCCACCCGGTCGGCCACCCCTGAGAAGACCGCCGTCAGCCGCTCGAACACGGGCTGGAGGGAGCCGGAGACGAACGCGAACCCGCCCAGCGCCCCGGCCACCGCCGAGAAGATCGGCAGCAGCCCGCCCGTCATCACCGTCTGGACGAGCAGCGCCGCCGCCCCGAACGCCACCAGCCCGACCGTCCCGGCCGCCACGGACGCGATGAGCGTCTGGCCGTTGGCGGACAGGCCGGCGAAGGCGTTGGCGATCGTGCGGACGGTCTGGGTGAGCCGGTTGAGGGTGGGGACCATCGCCCGGCCGATGACCGCCTGGAGGTCGTCCACGGCGAGCTGGAACCGCATGACGGCCCCGGGGTTCGCCTTCTGGACGAACCCGACGACGCCCTGCTGGATGGCGTTGAGGGTGCCCTGGAACGCGGCCAGCGGGGCCCGCAGGAGGTCGAGGCCGGCGGCGGCGGTCCGGATGGTCGCGTCCCCGCGCTTCGCCCCCTCCTCCCGCCGCTTCGCCCCCTCCCGCTCGGTCCGCTCGACCTCCCGCAGCGACCCCTGGACCGCGCCCCCCCGCTCCTTCGCCACCCGCTTCTCTTCGGCCTCCACGTCCCGCAGGGCGGCGGTCACGTCTCGCAGGCTCAGCCCGGCCACGGCCGCGCCGAGGGCCACGAACGCGGCCTGCGCGTCGGCGGCCTTCAGCGTGACGTTGCCGAGTTCCTGGGCGAGCCCGGCGAAGTCGGGGGTCGCCGGGGTTCCGCCGCCCCCGGCCGGCGACGCCCCGGCGGCGGGGGGCGGCGGGGAGGTAAAGGCCGGGCCGAGGACGGGGCGGGGCGGCCGGCCGCCCCGGGCGGCGGGGTTGAGCATCGACTCGCGGACCTGCCGCAGGACCAGTTCCAGGGCGGTCGTCTCGACGGCGGTCCGGCGGACGACGACGGCGAGGCGGGTGAACTCGGCCAGGATGGGGCCGAGGGGGGAGTTGGCGCCGGCCGCCGCGGGGCCCTTCGGGGGCGGCGGGGCGGCGGAGAAGGCGGGGCCGAGGACGGGCTTAGGCGTCGCCACGGGTGCTCCTCGCCGCCTGCCGGTCGTACTGGGCCTCCGCCTGCTCGCGGCTCATGCCCATCGCCATGAAGTCGCGGACGAGGAGTTCCCGCGGCGGGGCGCCCGCGGGGCCGACCGGCGACCCCGGCATCCGGCCGGGCGCGGGCGGCGCGTCCCGGTCCATCCGGGAGACGCGGCGGGCCTGGCCATCCCGGAACGTCCGCAACTGCCAGGGCGTCAGCAGGGCGAGGACCCCGGGCGGCCACGTCCAGGGCTCGGACGTGAAGTCGTATTCGATGTCGTCTAGCCAGCCGGCGGCGTCAGCCGGGCCGCCTCCGCCACCCTCAGCCGCAGGCCCTCCGCCCCCCGGCGGAACCCCTCCCGCAGCTCCGGCGGCAGACTCTTGTCCGCCGCCAGCATGTCGAAAAAACCCGGCACCACCTCCCCCATCGCCACCGCCACCGCGTCCGGCTGCTCGCGGATCAACTCCTCCGCGAGCTCGACGCTGGCCTCCTTCGGGTGGTGCTGGTAGAGGAGGCTCGCCAGGAACAGGGTGGTCCCGTACTCGCCGGTGACCCACTCCCGCCACTTCGGGCCGCCCGGCCGGTACTTCCGCTGGTTGTAGTCGGACCGGAAGGCGTCCAGCCCGCCCAGCCCCGGCACCTCCGCGTCCGCCTGCTGGGCGGACCGGAGGGCGAGGGCGACGACCATCTTGTTGAGGCAGTCCCGGGCCAGGAGCGTCGGCGGGGCGACGTGGTAGACCACGCCGTTGTGCGGGACCGGGAACGGCACGCCGCTCCCGCCCAGCACGTCGCCCTCGGTGGGAGAGTCGGGGGGTGTCATGCGGCGATCGGCTCCGCTGGGGTGACGGTGCCGGAAAGCTGGACCTTGCACTTGAACGTCGCCGGCTTGTTGGCCTCGATGTTCGTCCCGGCCTGGATCGACATGACGGTCCCGGCCAGGTTCTCGTACCCGAACGTGCCGGCCACCGACAGGTACAGGTCGAGGGTGACCGACTTGCCGATGTAGAGGCTGGTCTCGGTGTTGTCGCCGACGTCGAAGTGCCCCTCGATGTCGCAGGTCGCGCTCGCCAGCCCCTTGAGCGTGAACACGTTCCAGGTCACGCCGTTCGCGTCGGCGGTGATCCCGAAGTGGGGCGAAGGGATCATCTGGAGCTGCTTGTCGATGCTCCAGCCGGTCAGCCCGGCGACGGCGGTGGCGCCGTCCCGGACCCTGCCGTCGGTGCCGGACGCGAACGTTAGGGACATGAGGCGACTCCCCCGGGGGTGTGGCTGCTACGGGGGATTTTCCCGGCGGCGGGGGGAACCTGCCGGGGTCAGGCGGACGTGCCGGCGATGGCGATGCCCACGACCGCGGTGACGGCGGACAGGTTTTCCAGCAGCAGGTTCTTGGTCGTGTTCCCGACCGCGACCCCGGCGGGCGAGCCGCCGAGGTAGGGCGGGCCGGACGGGAAGATCAGGTGCTTGTCGGACGTGTTGGCGAAGAACGCGACCCAGGTGTCCGCCGCCGCCCCGCCGACCCGGACCCCGGCGGTGTCCCCGCCGCTGTCCACCCACACCACCAGCGACTTGACCTTGCGGAAGGCGGCGGTGTCGCCGTGGATGTCCCGGAAGTCCGTGCCGGTGTAGAGGTCGAGGGTGAGGGTGGCCGTGGTGAGCATGCTCCGGGTCTGGAAGCAGATGATGTCGGCCTTGCCGCTCGCCGTGCCGTAGGTGAGGGCCTGGCCGATCCGGTCGGACAGGCGGGCCCGCGCCGCGGTCGGCTGGTTCGACGGGAGCAGCGCCCCCGTCGCCCGGATGGCCGTCGTCAGGCTCCAACTGCCGCTGGTCATGCCTGCACCGTGGCCGTGTAAGAGAGTTCGACCGCGTGGACCCGCTTCGCGTCCCGGTCGTAGCCCGCGAAGAACCGCCGGCTCCCGGTCCGGACGAGCGACTTGAGGGTGAACCCGGACGGGAGGCCGGACAGGGTGCCGAAGTCGAACCCCTGGGCCTGCTGGGCGGTGCCCCCGTTGCGGCGGACCGCGAGGGCGGCCTCGTCGGCGTCCGCGAGCGAGTTGTAGTAGAGGGTGACCTTGAACCGGGTGGTCTCGACGACCACCTGCCCGAACACGTTCTCCGGCGACTCCCCCTCGTCGGCGATGACCGCGAAGGGGGGCCGCTTCTGGCTCCCCCCGTCCACGGCCGGGGCCTCGTCCAGGTAGACGTCCGGGACCGCCGCGGCCGGGAAGTTGGCCGCGGTCAGGGCGTCGAACTTCGTCATTGCCGCGCTGATGACGCTTGCCACGCCGTCAGCATCGGCCGCCGGGGGGGAACCTGCCGGGGGAGGCGGTATGATGCGGCGACCCCCCGGAGGACCGCCCGTGGCCGACCGACTCCTCGACCTGTGGCTCCGGGCCGCCGCCCGGCGGCCGGCCCTCGACCGGCTCGACACCCTCGCGTTCCGGCACGTCGGCGTCTACCGCCGGTGGCGGGTGGCGGCGGACGTGCGGGCGGTCCGCCGGCTGGGGGACGCGGTGCGGGAGTCGGCAGGTTCCCCCCCGCCCCGCGACACTTCCGGTACGTGACCCCGCCCGGGGTCGGCGACCGGGGGAGCGGATGGCACTCGCCAGCGCCGAGGAGTTCGCCCAGCGGAACCAGCTCACGCTGACCGCCGCCCAGCAGACCGCCGTCGCCGACGTGGTGGCGGAGGTCGAGGACGCGGTCAAGGCCCTCGTCCACCCGACCGTGCTGGAGGCGGGGACCGCCACCAGTCACGTCCTGGACGCCCCGTGGGGCTCCCAGAAGCTCTACCTGCCGCTCCGCCCCGTCCGGGCCATAACCAGCCTCTACGTCCGCCGGGACGCGAAGGGCGACCCCAGCCTGTTCACCAGCGACTACCTCAAGGTGGCCTACACGGACTACCGGCTGGTCATCGACCAGCGGCCGGAGGGGTGGTCGAAGTACGGGACGGTCGAGATCCTCAACGCCTCGTTCTGGGGCGCCTCGCTGGTCCGCCCCTACGGCCGGCTCGCGTCCGACGTGGTCAGCGTGCCCGGGGCCGTGTTGGTGAACTACACCTACGGCTACACCGTCGTACCCCCCCGGGTGCGGACGGCGGTCTATCAGGCCGTGGCGATGATCCTGGCCCGGCGGAAGTCGGGGATACCCCTGGTGTCCGCCTCGCTCAACGGGGCGAGCTACAGCGGGGCGGGGCCGTTCACGGCGACCGCGGCGGTCCACTCGCCGGACGTGCTGGCGTCGCTGTACGGGCTCTACGACCCGCTCAAGATCGGCGGGGGGTCGTGATGTTCGACGCGATGATGGAGCACACCGTCACGGTCGAGTACCCGACCGCGACCCGGGACGCCGGCGGCGGCGAGGCCCTGTCGTGGACGACCCGGGACACGGGGGTGGTGTGCCTCTTGAACGTGGGCGGGGCCAACGAGCAGGAGCGGTTCGACCAGGCGGGGCTGATCGGCACCGTCACCGGGGCGACGTTCTACACCAGTATCGCCCGCGGGGACCGGCTCACCGTCACCGCCGGGCCGTCCATGGTCGGGGTGGTGCTGCGACTGGTCGGGTTGAAGATCCAGCCGGCGGTGGAATTCCTCGGGTTCGACACGATCGTCCACTTCACGGGCGAAGAACAAAAGTAGCGAATCCCCCCGGGGGATCCCGCGAACTAAGTGTCCGATCAGCCGTCCCGCTCGGCGTCCGAGTACAGCACCACGTCCGGCAGCCCGGCCGGGGTGATCTTGTCGATGGCGATGACCCCGGCCCGGTGCCCGCCGCAGGGGTACTCCTCGTCGCAGAGCGGCGTCCCGTCCGCCCCGCCGAGCGTCGAGCGGTTGCAGTCGCAGCCCATGTTTCCCTCGTCCCACCAGTAGTCCTGGAAGAAGTCGTGGTCCTCCTCCCGCCAGTCGGGGCCGACGGGGAGCGGGCCACGCTCGACGTTGCCGTAGGGGGACCGGTGGACGACGGCGCGGCCCGTCCGGGTGTCCCGGAGGTACACGTCAACGTCGATGTTCCCCCCGGCGTTGCGGGGGAGGTGGTCGAGCAGCGGGACGCCGTTGCTGGCGCGGGGAAAGTCGGTCATGGCTGCCCCTCCGGCACGAACACCCGCCGCACCTCCGCCGTCGGGGCCGTCCGCCGCTCGGCCGCGAACGCGGCCTCCTCGGCGAACGCCCGCTCCACGAACGCCCGGACCGCCTCGGGGGGCACGCCGTCCAGCCCGGACGCGAGGGCGACCCACACCCGGACCGGACCCGCGTCGGTCGCCACGGTCCGCTCGTAGACCCGGCCGCCCATCACGCCCCCCGCAAACGCCACACGGCACCCGGAGCCCGGGTGCCGTGCAGTATACCGCGGGTCCGGGCGTGGTCACCCGGCCTTCACCCTCAGCTTGACCGGCTCCGGGGCGCCGGCCGCCCGGAGGGCCGTGAGGAACTGCCGCTGGGCGTCGGCGAAGACGGACGCGGCCAGGGCCTCGGCGGTCATCTCGGCCATGTGGGCGTTGTGGGCCGCCCCGACCCGCACCCGGGCGGCGTCGAGGTTGGCCTGGGCCTCCTGCAGCAGCGAGAGGGCGGCGGACAGGTCGGGGTCCATGCGGTCCTCAGCGGAGTTGGAAGACGCGGTAGCCGCCCACGTGGAGGACGGGCTGGTCGGTCCCGCCCGACTGGCAGACGAACGACGGGTACACCACGAGCTTCGGGATGTGGGTGGTGGCGACCGCGGTGCCGGTCGCCACGTCGTTGACGTACTGCTGGAGGGTGTCGGCGGTCCCGTCGTAGTAGAAGCCCAGCCGCACCCACGTGTCCGCCACGATGGTGGTGGCGGCGGCGGTGGTCCCCGTCCCGGCCTTGTCGCTCTGGAACAGCAGCACCCCGTCGTCGGTGACGGACCCCCACCCGATGCGGTTGTTGGTGCTCTGGGCGCTGGCCGCGATGATGGTGGTGTCGGAGGCGGCGAGGCCGACGAACGTCTCGACGTTGAGGGCGTCCACCCCGGTGAACTTGACCCGGAACTCGGCCCAGATGTCCTTGCCCGCCGCGGGCACGAACGCCGACTTGAGCCGCTGGACGTTGGCCCCCTGCACCACGGTCGTGCTGCCGCTGTCGATCGACAGCACCCCGGGCATGGTGGTGCTGATGGCGGCGGACCCGGCGGTGGCCTGGGTCAGCGTGTAGTCGCCGGTCGTCGCGGCGGCGTTGTACGAGTTCCACCGCTCGTCCAGCAGGACGCCGATGCTGGGGTCGTACTGGTACTCCCACAGCGGGCAGGTCCGCCACAGGCCGGTCGGGTGGGTCGAACTGAGGGTCGAGTCGAACACACTGACCCGCCCCCCGGGGGTGGTCAAACCGCGGGTCGGCATGGGAATCCCCTTCGCGTCTGGGTGCGGCTCGGGGGCCGGCACGCTGCCGGCCCCGCAAGGGTCAGTCGGTGATCGCGGTCAAGGGGGTCGGCCCGGGATACCTGGCGTTGTAGAGCAGGTAGAAGCCGGCCCCGATGCAGGCGTTGCCGAGGTCGTCGCCCTCGATCGTCACCCGGAAGCAGTCGAACCCGTTGGACACGTCCAGGTCGCTCGCCCGCACGTCCACGACGAACAGGGCCTCCACGTCGTCCGCCAGCAGGTCGGTCCCGCCGACGGACACGGTGTCGAGGTCGTCGGTCGCCGTGAAGGTGTACTTCGTGAAGGTGCCCACCGTGGTCGCGGTCCCGACCTTCGCGTACAGGTGGTTGAAGGTCAGGGCCTTCGTCGCGGTCCCGGCCACGGCGGTCGCCTGGTCGAGCTTGATGCTGATGTCGTCCCCGGCCGTCCCGGCGGCCTTGTGGATGACGACCAGGCACCCGTCGTAGTTCTTCAGCGACACGTAGTCGCCGTCCTTGTCGGTGTTCATGTCGGCCGGCGGGAACGCCGTGACGATGTTGATGCTCTCGAGCAGTCGCGTGTTGAAGCTCATGGGCCGTAACCCCTCCCCGGGGTCGGTTGGTGGAGGACGGGCCGGGGCGACGTGCCCCGGCCGGGGGTCACGGTCAGGACAGGACCACGAACGGGGACTGCGTGTTGGTCCCCTTGTACGGGGTCAGGCTGGTGGCCCACCACGGCTCCCCGCCCACCCGGAAGGTGACGCGGAACGCCTGCTGGTCGCTGTCGAAGTACAGGTGCATGGACTGCATCGCCTCCATCCCGCCCTTCGAGATGGTGACGTACTGCGACCAGTCGGCGAGGATGATGTCGCCGCTGGTGCCCAGCGTCTCGCACCACTCGACCTCGACCACCGGGGCGCCCTTGATGGTCATGTACGGGCCGGTGCTCAGCCCGCCGGGGGGCATGTAGGCCGCCACGCCGGCGGTGCCGATCCCGAGCGACAGCTTGCCGAGGTCCGGGTTGACGTCCTGGTTGATGAGCCACACGTACCCGTCGCTGCCCTCCGACCGGGCCATCCCCTTGAACCGCCGGGCCCACATCGCCTCGATGTCGTTGAGGGTGACGTGGCCGGCGGTGTCGCGGGTGACGGACACCTTGCACGGGGCGTTGAGGACGCCGAGCGGCTGCCCGGCCCCGGTCCCGCGGATCAGGCTGTCCCCGACGAGGAACGAGATTTCGTTCGGGAACGCCCGGTTGAGGTACTGGGACAGGGCCATGCTGCTGTCCTGCAGCAGCTCCTCGGTGACGGCCGCGAGGCAGGCCATCTTGTTGAGGTTGAGGGTCAGCCGGCCGAACGTCGGGGCGCTCCGCGTGAGGGTGGCCCCCTCCTGCAGCCAGTACGCCCGGACCCCGCCCCAGCGGGAGCCGGTGGCCCGGCTCGACTCGTTGTTCCGCGGGAACACCATGCTGTTCCCGCCGACCGTGTACTGGTCGGTGCGGGAGAGCAGGTCGTTGTCCTTGTAGACCCGCTCGAACAGCTTGTTGCTGAACTGCGGGGGCACCAGGAACCCGCCGTCACTGCCCACCAGTTCGCCCATCCCGGTGGCGGCCTTCATGATCCGGTCGGACGAGTACGCCTTGCGGATGGTCTCGGTGACCTGGCCCTCGGCCCGGGACTTCTGCACCTGCTTGGCGAACTCGCCGAGGTCGCGGAACCCCCACCGGTTCTCGACCTCGTGGTCGATCGGCTGGGCCGGGACGGTGGTCAGGGCCTTGTGGACGTCGCCGCGCGGGGCGGCCACCATCGCCTGCTGGGTCACGATCTCGCCCGCCTGGTCGATCACGGCGGCGAGACGCTTCAGATCAGCCATCTAACTCTCCCTTCGGGGGTACGGCGTCTCGCCGCGGGTTAGTCGGTCAGGAACGCGGGAAGCTTCTTGCGGGAGCGGCGGTCCAACCGCTCGACCCCCCTCGGGTCGGCGGCATACGCCTCGACCAGTTGCTCGTAGGTGGACTTCTGGGCCGGCTCCGGCTCGGGTGCCGCGGGCGGCGCCACCGGGGCGGCCTTGCGGACCTCCGCCAGCGAGAACCGGCGGATCGACTTGCGGATGGCGACCGGGATCGCCTTCAGGTAGCCGTCGTCGTCCGCGTCGGTGGCGTCGTCGGCCAGCGGCTCGGGCTCCGGCTCGGACTCGTCGTCGGCCTTGTCGCCGGTGTCGGCCTCGACCAGCTTGGCGGCCTCCAGGGCGGCGGCCTTCGCGTCCTCCAGGTCCTCCAGCACCCGGTTGAGCTTGGCCTTGCCCTTGACGTGCTCGCCCTTGCCGAGCAGTTCCTTCACCTGCCCGCACAGGTCCTCGAGCCCCTGGGACAGCGTGTAGGCCGCCTGGGCGGTCGGGGTGCCCTCCGCCGCCTCCGGGGCCGCGTCCTCCGGCTCGTAGGCCGGTTCCATCTCCGGGCTGTCGGCCATTGCTTTCTCCACGCGGGCGAAGCCGCTGGTGACGGTGGTGGACTTGCCCGGCGCGAACCGCGACAGGGCTTTGAGGATGAGCGGGTGGGCCTCCTCCACGCCGACCCGGCCGTCCCGGACGACGCGGGTCGCCCGCTCGGCGGCGGCGGAGTGGAGGGCCTTGAGGACGAGCGCCCCCGGGTTGACGGGGGTCACGCAATGCACCCAGCCCAGCCCCGTGCAGGACTCCACCCGGTACGCCGGGCGGTTCTCCAGCGGGCTCGGGCCGAGCTCCGAGTAGCAGCCCTTGCGCAAGGTGAACTCGATCGACACGCCGTCCAGGGTGCCGTCCTCGACCAGCCGGAACGTCTGCGTGCCCAGCCGGGAGTTCGAGAAGTGCGTCGTCCCGAACGGGATGGGGCCTTCCCGCATCGCCTTGAGCTCGACCGCGTACCGGCCGTCGGGTCGGGCGGCGGTGCCGACGCGGACGGGCTCGAGGTCCACGTCGCGGGGGCCGGGCAGCACCCAGTCGGTGCGGTCGCGGGTCCAGCGGTAGTGCTCCAGCCCCACCCACGGGTCCGCCTTGTGGACGGCCCAGTCGATGCCCGCGGGGACGACGTAGTCGCCGGCGCGGTCGGTGACGGGGTAGGTGAGCGCGGCCGTCACGGTCATCCGTGACGGGTCCACGCTCTTGTGGAGCAGGGGGGCGGCAAGGTGGCGGAGGCTGAGGCCCATGTATCCGCATCGTCGCGGGGGCCGGGGGAACCTGCCGGGGGAGGGTGTAGGATGTGGGGCAAAGGGGGCGGGCGATGACGCGCGACGACGTGATGCGGGCGGTGGCCGAGGCGAAGAAACTCGGGCCGCGCCCGCCGGAGTTGGTGATAGTCACCCCGTCGATCGACGCACTCTGCGACGGGCTGGGGGTGTCGAAGGACGTGGTTGCCGACCCGGCCACGGCCACCTGCGGCGGGCTGCGGGTGATCGTGTCGGGTTTCGTGGACCGGCCCCGGGTGGTGCCGGCGGAGTGCTTCGCCCCGCCCCGCTACGACGTGCCGATGACGACCCGGTGGGGCGGCTGACCGGGGGCGGGAAGTGAGTCGCCCCGGGCGGTGCCGGGGCGGGGGTGGGGTCAGTCGGTGCAGTGGCAGGCGATCGCCAACTCGTCGGGCTCGTCCAACGACTCCAGCGGAAACAGCCCCGGCCGGGTCATGTGGTCCTTGAGGGCCGCGTAACTCGGCCGGTCGTTACGGAACCGCAGGGTTCCGTAAGTCGGGCTCGGTATCAGCGTCTCCATGCGTGCCCACCAGTCGGCCGATTCAGGGCGGTCGCGGATCAGCCGGCGAACCTTGTTCGGCCCCTTGAGGAAGCAGAGGTCGCAGTTGCCCTCCTCGGGGGAGAGGGCAAGGTCGAACGGCTGCGCGGCCCAGAACGCGGTCACGTCTGCCAGCGTGACCCCCGCCGCGTCCAGGGGGAGGGTCACCGTCTCGGCCTTCACCTCCTGCCGGCCGCGGATCTTCGCCACCCGCTGCGGCTCGTCGTGCCGCAGGCCGATGGCGTTGTCCCACTCCGTCCAGCCGAGCGACCGGAGGTAACGCATGTTGGTCCGCAGTTTCAGTTCGCTGGTGCAGAACCGGGCGCGGAAGTTGGGAAGGCACTTGCGGGCGTGGACGATCGCCTCGAACGGCTCACCGGCGCGGCTGGCGGTGGCGAAGTCCACGACCGCGAACGTGTGCCGCCCCTCCGGATCGCCGGGCTCGTAGCGGTACTCCAGCCACACCACCGGCACGCCCCACTGTTGCGAGCACCGCTCGACAAACTCCAGCGTCTCCTCCCGCTCCTTCCCGGTGTTGCAGAACACCACCTTCACGTCCGCCGGCAGGGTGCCGCCGTGGGCTTCGAGGATGCGGCAGAGCATCAGCCCGGAGGTCCGCCCCCCGCTGAAACTCACCACCGCCGGGCCGTCGATCCTGAACGGGTTCCGCATTCGCCCCACCCCCGCGTGACGTGGCACCACATCCTACGGCCCGCGAGACGCCCGGGGGCGGGTTACGCCTTCTTCGGCCGCCCCTTCGGCGGCTCGGGGGCGGAACCGGCATCGGCCACCCGGATCTGCTCCGGGTGGAAGGCCGCCCACGCCGGCTGATACTTCGTGTGCTCGCCGGCGTCTTCCAGCACCCGGATGCCGTCGTGCCCCTCGCCGATCAGCTTTTCCCGGAGCGCCGCGCCGCCGCCAGCCTTCTCCGATTCGCTGAACACGTCGTGGAAGGAACCGTAAACCTTCGGGTTCTTGATGTTCAGGTGGGCGCTCACCACCCGGGCGCCCTTGAGCTTCTTGACCGGCCCGGCGCCCGACCAAATGTTATCGTTGTACGTGTACATCTCCGCGTTCTTCGGCCGGTCGGCGAACCAGAACCCGACGTCCGAGTCCGGCGCCTGCCGGGTCTGACCCGCCCCGAGCTTGAACTGGTCGAACGCCGGACCGCTCGTGCCGTGGAAGACGGTCATCGGCTTGCCGTCAGGGGCGGCAACCTTGCTGCCATGAAATGGATCGGCCGGAGGGCCGCCGCTGGCGGCTGACGGAATCTTGGGGGAATTACCGGATTCGGCCTTCCCCGGCTCACCCGGGGCCGGGGCTTTTGGGCCGGGGTCCGCCCGGTTGATGAGCTTCCGCCGGACGCTGGCCCCGGCGATCTTCTGCATCCGGTCGTGCAGGTCGGCGGCGACCTTCCGGGCCGAGTGGCCCGCCGGGTAGTGGAACCCGTGGGCCGCCGCCACCCGCCGGAGTTCGTCGCCGGGCAGCCCGGCGAGGGTCGCGCGGGCCGCCTCCACCTCCGCCGGGTCGGCCGACCCCGCCCGGCCGAGCAGGTCGGCCATCGCCCGGCCGGCGTCGGACGCCGGGGGCTCGGCCGCGGCGGGGGCGGGCTTCGGGGCGGGGGCGGGCTTCGGGGCGGGCCCGGCGGCGGGCTTGGCGGCGGCGCCGAACACCTCGTCGGGGTGGACGAGCCGGTCGGTGCCGGCCTCGGCCGCCCGCTTGGCGTCGGCGGCGGCGCCCCGGTCGATCAGGTTGCGGCGGCTGGTGGCCCCGGCCCGGCCGTGGATCGCGTCGGCGAGGTGCCGCCGCGGGTCGCCCCGGGGGACGAACCCCATCGCCCGGAGGGCCGCCGCCGCCTCGGCCTTCGGCATCGCGGCGGCGGCCCGGATCGCGGCGTTGGCCCGCTCGGCGGTCGGGGGCGGGCCGGCCTCCCAGTCGGCCGCGATCTGGTCGCCGGTCAGACGGCCGGCTGCGGGCTTGGCGGTCGGGGTCACGGGCTTCGCCTCCGGGGCTGACGGAGGAGTATACGCGGCCGGGGTCGGGGGATTGGCGGCGGGGGCGGGCTTCGAGGGCGCCCCGTGCCGCGTCACCCGCCGGGCCAACTCGAGCGGCGTCTTCTCCGGCGGTCGCATGTCGAGCCGGGGCTTCACGAGGTCGTGGAAGATTTCCCGGGCGGCGTCCTCCGGAGTCATCCCCACCTTGTACCGCGTGTCGATCCGCGCGGTGGTCAGGATGTCGTCCGGGATGGACCCCCCGGGCTTGTGCTCCCGTACCAGTTGCGCCAACACGTCGCCCAGCCGAACGGCGTAGGTGTGCCGGTGCAGTTCTCGAGTCGCCGGGTTGAACTGCCCGGACCGGGGGATGAAGGGTGCGTCGCCCGCGGGCTTGACCGGCTCCAACTCCGGCACCGCCACGTCCCCCGGGTCCGGCAGCTCCGGCAGCGGCGACGGGCCCGCGTCCACGGCCGGGAGGCTGCGGCGGGGGTCGTCGGGGAGGGCGGGGAGGGGGGCGGGCTTGGCGGCGGCGTCCAGCCCGCGGTCGGGGTGGGCGTACCCGACCGCCTTCGAGGCGTGGTGGGCGATCAGGTCGGGGCGGGGGGCCTCGGCGATCGGCTTGCTCCACACCCCCGGGGCGATCACCCGGGACTCGGCCAGATGGAGCATGGCCGCCCGGAACTCCCGGGGGCTCATCCCCGCCGGGACGCCGACCCGCTGGTACAGGTCGTGGACGGCCGGGCCGACCCCGGCGTGCGTGTCGGCCCACGCCTTGACCTCGCCGGCGATGGCCGGGGTCACCGCCGCCAGCCGCTCCGGGGTGATGTGGGCCATGTCCCCGCGGGGGTCGGCGCCGGTCGCGGAGAACGCCGCCTGCCGGGCCCGCTTCAACTCCTCCATCTCGGCCGCGTGCTCGTCCGGCGTGAGGGCGGGCTTCGCCCCGTATGATGCCCCCGGGGGGACGTCCGATGCCTGACGATCTTGATGCGCACGCCCGGGACTTCGCGGCGAAAGAGATCCGCTTTGCGGAGCGGGAGGCGGCGCGGCTCCGCCGGGAGGCGGTGCGGTGGCTGCGGTGGTTCCCGGGGTGCGGGTGGGCGCCGCCCGACCTCCCCGACCACGAGTTCCGGGTGGAGGCCCTTGAGCATCTTGCGGGCCAGTGGGAGCAGGACGCGGCGGAGTACCGGGCCCGGCCGACGGCGGAGTGGCGGGCCCTGCTGGGCTTCCCGCCGTAACCCTCGCCGGCATCACGTCCGAGTCCCGCCCGTTCCCCGCCGGCGCCACCCAGCCGGGATGCACCACCCGCACCGGGTCGCCCGTGAACACCCCCGGGACGTTCCCGTGGACGCTCCCGTCGAACGGCACCGTCTCGCCCGGGGTGCCGACCCGGGTGGCCCCCGCCGCCTCCAGGGCGCGTTCGACGTGGGCCAGTTCCTCGGGCGTCCCCCCGTTCTCGGCGAGGTGCCGGTGGCCGGTCGCCAATCCGCTCGCGGCCATGCCCAGCGGGGTCCGGCCGCCCTGCTCGTCCTGCGGGGCGGTCTTCGCGGGCCGGCCGTGCTCGTCCACCCAGCCCGCGTTCTCCAGGGCCGTCTGCATCACGTCCCGGGCCTTGCCCGGTGCGGTCTGGTGCGCCGCGTGGACGGCGGCGTGGGCGGGGTCGGAGGCGACCCAGGGCGGGGCGGCGGGGGGTGCGGGGGTGGGCGGGGGGGCGGCGAGGTCCGGGTAGTCGGCGAGGACTTCGGGGGGGACGGGGCGGCCGGCGGCGAGGGCGGCTTCCACATGCCGGCGGTGGGCGCCTTGATCCGCAAGGTACTGCCTGTTCGCGTTGCTCGCCTGCCGGTGCTGCCGGTTCCACTCCTTCATCTCGGCGGCGTGTTCGGCCGCCTGTTCCGGGGTCGGGCCACGCTTCCCGTACAACTTGCCGATGTCGCGGGGCTTGGTCCGCTGCAACTCCGTCATCCGCCGCGAGTGCTGGGTGGCGAAGTCGTAGGCCGTCATCTCGTGCGGCTCTGGCGGTGCGGTAGAATCCCCTGACACACCACCGGGGGACGTAGCATGGAGTTCGCGGGTTTCGACTTGACCGACGGCCGGTTCATCCTGGTGAGTTGGGTCCCCGGGCCGCCCTACCTGTCGGTCAACTACGCCGCCAACGAGCGGATCGACTGCCCCAACTGCGGTGGGGCCGGCGGGGAGCGCATCTCCTGCCCCCGGTGCCGCGGGTCGGGCCGCATCACCCGCCGCGTCTGGAAGGGCAGGGGCGGCTGACGCCCCCTCCCCCCTCACCTCCCCCAGCACCCGCCCCACCGCCCCCTCGCCCGGCGACCCCGGGCGGCCCAGCAGCGACGTGATCTCGTCGTCGGTGTGGCCGGCGGCGACGAGGGACTGGACGGCCTCGCGGAGGACGGCGGTCTTGGAGCCGTCCCCGCCCGGGGCAGGGGCGGCCCCGCCCGCGAGCAGGTGGGGGTTCAGGAACTCGTCCGGCTTGCCGCCCGTGGCCGCCGCCAGCCGGTGAACGTCGTCCGCGGTCGCCCGCCGCAGGTCGGACAGGTCCGTCTCGCTGTCGCTCAACCCGAACCCGGCGTTGCGGGTGCTGGCGTCCGGGGTCACGGTCACACGGTCCTTGCTGACCCCGTTCACGTCCCGGCCGCCGTTCGCCCACGCATGGCCGACCTGCACCAGCCGCTCCTCGCCCCGCCAGTTCGAGTGAACCATCACGTCGCCGTGGCGGAGTGGTCGCCCTTCGTGGTCGATGGGCTTCCCCATCCGGTCCGTCAACACGCTGCCGGGGTGCGAGTCCTCGCCCGCCGGGGCCCCCGCGTCCGCCTCCAACTCCCCCCCATGCACCCCCCGCCGGTGCTCGTCCAGCGATGCCCTCAAGGCCGCCACCATCTCGGCCTTCCGCCGCCCGCCCCCCACCGTCTCGATCCGGCTCTGCAACGACCGCAGTCCGTCCGCGGACAGCCCTTCGAGATGGTCGCCCAACTCCTGCAATTCTTCATACGTCGCGTGCCCGGTGGACACCTTGTCGGCGAGCTCGGAGGCCCGGCGGAAGTCGGCGGACCGCTTCTGCCGCCGCTGCCCGGCCTCGTGCCGCCGCTGCCCGGCCTTCGTGCGTCCCAGGTGGTCGGGGTCGGCGAGGGCCGTCTCGAGCTTCCCGGCGTCCTCCGGCCGGACCTCCTCCCGGAGCTCGGCGGCGACCTTCGGGTTGCCGGCGGCGGCCTCGATCCGGCTGACGGCCAGGAACCGCCCGTCCTTGCCGCGGGGGTGCTGGTCACTCCTCCAGGCGTGGGCCTTCATCAGCACCCGGCCGACCGCCTTCTCGATCGCGGCGCCGGCCCCCGCGGTCCCCACCGCCCCGGCGAGCAGGTCCCCGTCGTCCAGGTGCCCCCGGTACGCCTCGACCAGCCCCGCCACCGCCTCCTCGTCCCCCGCCTCCTTCGCCTCCAGCACCGCCCCCAGGGCGGCTTCCCAGAGGGCGGCGTGGGGGTCCACGTCGGGCTCGGGCAGGGGGTCGGGGTGCTCGTCGTCGGCCCAGTCGCCGGCCTTGAGCACCCGCCGGGCGCTGCCGTTGAGCGCGGCCACGGCGCGCAGCCCGGCCAGCACCTCGTCCCGGCCCGCGGCCTTGGCCGCCTTGAGGATGTCGGTCAACTGGGCCGGGGTGTACTTGAGGAGGCGGGGCATGGACGGGCTACTCCTTCGGGCGGTCCCCCGCCGTCAGCCGGGCGATCAGGGACGCGGCGGCGTGCTTCCGGGCGGCAGCCTCGATCTCGGCCCACGCGGCGACGAAATCCATCTCGGGTGGCGAAGCCGGCCTCGCCTCCAGCCGCAGCGGTTTGACGACCAGTTCCACGTCCTCGAACGTCCAGCCGCGGACGTGCGTCAGGGGGTGCCGCAGGGTGTACGGGAACCCCGGCGGGTTCGGGTACGTCGGGGCGGTCAGGGTGTCACCCGGCATTTAGAGCCCCTTGATGACCCGCTCCGCGAACGCCACCGCCGCCTTGTTGCGGAGCACGCGCCGCTTGCGTCGGGCCACCCCCACCGTAGCAGGCGGAATCACCGCGGCGCCGTCCGCCATCGACAGGCTGTTCATGCTCTTGGCCTGGGTCGGCGGCTTGGTGCCCTTGCCGGCCTTGTTCTCGGGCCGCGGGGGCGCCCCCGCGGTCGGGCCCTTGCCCTTCGGGTCGCCACCGGGCGGGGGCTTGGTGGGGTCGGGTGCGGTGCCGGCGGCAATCCCCGCCTTCGCCAGATACACCGGCAGGGGCACGTCCCCGCCGGGGACGGGCGGGAGGTTCTGGGAGGCGAGGGTCTGGTTGACGAACGTGAGGCCCATCTCGGCCATGTCCTTCGCCGAGATGACCGCCAGTTCCTCGTTCCGCGGCTCGTCCGGGTGGAGCTCGATGCAGAGCTCGCCCGGCTCCTCCTCCCACGGCTGGGCCACGGAGGCGGTCAGAAAGTCGCCCAACTCCTCGCACTCGGGGCCGACGGTGTTGCGGTAGTAGAACTTCTCGGCCGCGTAGTTCTCGGCGTAGTTGCCGCCCCCGTACACCAGCACGTCCGGGATGCCGAACACCGCGAACACGGCCTTGCTCGCCTGCTCCCAGCTCTGGACGTAGTCCATCTCCCGGGCGCTGATGAACGGGGTCTTCACGTCGAGCTTCCCCTCCGGGTGGGGGGTGCTGACGGTGACGACCTTGCGGTGGTTGCGGCTGCCGCCGTTGCGCTGCTTAAACTGCTCCTCGAACGCCGCGATGGACGGGGGATCCATCCCCACCGCCGTGAAGATCATGTCGGGGGTGGTGCCGTGCTGCATGGCCGCCCAGCGGCTCTGGTCGATCGCCTCCGCGATGTCCAGCAGGAACGCGCAGGCGGTGAGGGGCGAGTACCCGTCCCACCGGTACAACGGGTGCTTGTGCAGCCGCCGCTTGATCTCGCGGCCGTCCAGGACCGTCCCCGCCACCCCCGCGGCCATGCCCTGATACCAGCCCGAGCCGCCGGTGGGCGATGCGTAGTAGGGGGTGATCCGGTAGCTGCCGGCCGGGTAGAACTCCGACCTCGCCGGCTGGGGGACCGTCAGCGCGGTGGGCAGGGCGTAGAGTTGGACCGGGCGGTACTCGTCCCGCTGGAGGTACTTGAGGCTCGGCACGCACCAGAACGGCGACACCCCCGTGAGGGACGACTGCATCGTCGCGTACTCGAGGACGTCCCCCAGCGTCTCCGTGCCGTCCCGCTGCTGGGGTCGGTCGAGGACGCGCGCGACGGGGTGGCCCGCGTCAACGGGCACGTAGTCGTCACGCTGGCTCTTGCCGTAGCCGGCCGACAGGGACTTGGCGACGGTGCTACCCGGCCCGAACGTGGTGCGGTTGCGGCGCTTCTTGGTCCGCTTGAGGCAGACCACGTCGGCCTTCCGCACGGCCCGCATCAGGGGCTTGACGGAGGCGTAGACGAGGTTCGTGAACTTCTGGGACTGCAGGTAGCGGTCGTCTGTGGGGTAGCCGGGGAGGCCCCGCTGCATGACGTCGAGGAGGTACGCCCGCCCCTGCCGGACCTGCTCCGGCACCGGCGCCGTCTTGCCGTACCCCAACAGGAATCGGTTCGAGGGGTCCATGCCCCCACTGTCACCACGGCGGGGGGAACCTGCCGCAGTCGGTCAGACGGCCGCCGCGTCGATCGCCTGCTGCCAGTGCGAATACTGGTGGGTGCGGGCGGGGGGCGGGGACAAGGTAAAAGTGACCCCGGGCCAGCGGGCCTCGAAGCTTGCCTTGTTCCCGAAGCCGCCCACCCCCGGAATGTAGACGTTGCCGCGGGGGGCCTCGTCGGTGCGGTCGGTCAGCGTCACCCGCCGCAGGGTGGGGTGGGCGGCGAGCAGGGGGTCGGCAGCAATCAGCCACCAGTCAACCGGCCCCCGCCACTCGTCCGGGAACCCCCTCCGGATGACGAGTCCCGGGACTTGCGGCGAGGCGCCGGCGGGGTAGTCGGCGGGCACCCAGAGGGCCGAGTCGCCGAACCACTCGCGGCCGAACTCCAACTTCAGTTCCCGCTCCCGCCGCCGCAAGGCGTCCCACGGCACCGGGAGCATGTACCGCAGGTCGAACTGCCGCGGGCCCATCGGCGGCATCCGGGCGAACCCCACCTGCACCCGGATGAACTCCGCCCGCTCCCCCTCCCCCCGGTCGTCCAGGTAGTCCGCGAAGACGAGCCGGGGCGTGTCGTCGTCCGGGTTGTCGCGGATGGCGGCGAGGAGGGCTTCCAGGTCGGTCACGGGCGGCCCCCGGTCACGGAGGCGACGAACCCCGCGAACGACGCCCGCACGTCGTCGGACCCGAACGGGTGGGCCGCGCACCGGTAGCGGCGGCCACCGGCCCCGCCGATGACCGCCACGGCCGGCGCCCCGCACGTCTCGCACGGGTGCTTGTTCAGGTAGGACCAGCCGCAGGCGAAGCACTTCAGCGGGAACGCCCCGAGGCACACGTCGGGGGAGTCGCACGCCGGGCAGCGGTGGTCGGGCGTGTCCATGCCCCCAGTATACCCCCGGGGGTCACAGGTAGACCGTGGACACCGTGGCCGGCCCCCGCACCAGCCGGTTGTAGCCGCCCGATAGTGAGTCCGTCTGGTCCTTCCACTGCCCCTTCGGGAACGCCTCGATCTCCGTCAGGAACGTCGCCACCCACGCCCCGGCCACGACCGACACCAGCCCGGCCTTCGCCGCCCCCGCCACGGGCTCGGCCCGGAGCTCCTTCGACCCGGCCCCGCCCACGTTGTCCGCCAGCACCGGGTAGCCCGACAACTTCGCCACGATGGCCCGGGAGGCGGCGCCGCCCTTGTCGAACACGGGCTTCTCGAAGTAGGTCCGCTCGAACCCGGGCCGCTTGCTGTCGGCCTGTGCGGTCTGCAGGATGACGTCGTTCCGCTCGGCCGGCTGCCACCGCCCCCGGATCACGTCCGCCACGTAGTACCGACTCGTCTCCCCCTCGCCCGCCTTGCCCAGCAGCACCCCCGCCGTGTAACACGCCTCGTCGTCCCGCGAGCTCGCCAGATCCCAGTAGCGGACGTACCGCCCGGCCGGCGCCGCGTCCACGACCGCGAACCACTCCCGCTGGAAGAACGACCCCCCGCGGGGCACCGGGTTCTGCTGGTACAGCGACTCAAACCCCACCCCCAGGGTGGTCCGCTTGTCCTGGAGACTGGCCGCGTCGAACGCCGCCGCACAGAGGGGTTGGCCCTCCTGCCGCTCCAGCGGGTCGGGCTCGCCCACCGGGAGGCCCTGCCGGCCGTTCACCCGGTCCCGCTCCGCCTGCGACTCGGCCACCGCCGGCAGCCGCACGTACCGCCAGTTCCGCGCGTCCTCGCTCGTCTGAATCCGCCCGATGAGGTCGCCCGGGGTCCAGCGGGTGTGGATGAGGATGTACGCCCCGCCCTGCTGGATGCGGGGCGTGACGTCGTCCATGTGCCACTCCCAGACTTTTTCTTGAACGACCGCCGAATCAGCCGACTCCCGGTTCTTGAACGGGTCGTCACACACCCACAGGTCCACGGGTTCGCCGGAGAGGCCCACCCCGGCCCCCCGCGCGATGTACGTGCTGCCGTTGGGCAGGTGCCACGAGTCGACGCTGCCGGTGGCGACCAGCCCCAGCCGATCCACGATCTTCCGCGTCCACCGGCTCACCTTGTTCGCGTACCGCTGGTTGTACGTCCCCACCCCGACGCGCAGGCCCGGCGTCCGCAGCATCCGCCACAGCGGGTAGCGGACGGTCGTACTCCACGTCTTGTAGTGCTGGGGGGGCCAACTGATCGCCAGCTTCCGGCACGTGCCGAGGGTCACGTCGGCGAGCTGGCGGCGGACGTAGTCGAGGTGGGGGTGGTCCCAGACGAGCTCGGGGCTGACGTCCGGGAGCCACTTCGAGAAGGGGAGGACGCTACTGGACTGCGGCCCGGTCGTCGGGGCCGCGAACAGACTCGCGGCGAGCGCCCCGGTCCTGGATGCCACGCACCACCTCCGGGCTGAGCCAGTCCTGGACGAGCTTGATGGACTTGCACAGCCCGTCCCACCCGCCGTCACCCGGGTTCAGCCGCCGGGCCGCGCGGGCGTTCTTCTTGGCGACCTGCAGCACCGTCCCCGCGTGGAGGGCCACCAGCCGCGCCCCGTGGGCCACGAGGTTCGCCACGTCCCACGCCGCCGCCCGGTTCACCCACTGGTGCTCGACGCTGTCCCGGTGCCACGTCCCCGGCACGTGAAGCCGTTCAGTGCCGCCCGTGTAACCGTCGTAAGATTGCAGGTACTTCTGGTAAGCCCGCCGCAAACTCCGGTTGGGTCCGATGTTGCGATAGACCAGAAAGCGGACATAGCTGTCCGCATCCTCGTTCGGCTCCTGCTCCCACGCTGGTCCGGTCATCCCTTGCCCCTCACCGGTGGGAGAGGGAACCCCGTCTCGGTTGGTCTAGAGCTCCCTCTAGACAGACCCTCCCCCTCCCCAATCCCCCCTACCCCACGCGGGGACGGGCGGTCGGGTCGGTGCTGCTGTGCAGTGTCGGCGGGGTCGGGGGAACCTGCCGGGGTCAGTACGGCCGGTCCGCCCGGGTCTTGCCCTTGCGGGCGGCCACCTGGGCGGCGTGGGCGAGCTCCCGGTTCGCCTTGTGGCACTTCCGGCACCGGACCCGGCCGGGGGCGGCCCGGCGGTGGCACCCGGTCTGGACGCACAGGCCGGCCTCCCGCTGGGCCTCGTACCACCGGTTCCGCCGGTCCACGCACCGCCGGCACCGCGGGCCCTCGTCGGCGGCCAGGGCGGTCCGGCAGGAGTAGCAGGTCGCGGGCACGGGTCACCCTCCGAACATGGACGGCGTCACCCCCGCCAGCCGGCGGCGGATGAGCGGGTGGTAGGCCTCGTTAAGCTCGCACCCGATGAAGCGACGGCCCAGATCGACCGCGACCCGCGCCACGGTGCCGCTGCCCGTGAACATATCCCCCACCACGGCGGGGATCGGCTCGGCCGGCTCGCAGTCGCAGCCCTGCTCCCAGCCCGTCGTCCGGGTGACCGTGCAGTGGCGTTGCGGGTCGCGGTTGCCCACCTCGGCCGCCTTCCACCGGGCGTTGAACCCCACCTGATCGTGCCGGCCCGTGGCCTGATCCTGCTTGTTGACCTTGCTGTCCGTCCCCGGCCGGGTCGCTTGGCGGCTCCTCTCGACCTGCCTTACCCACGGCTCCCCGCAGGACGGACAGACCCCCCGGGCACTCGTCCCGGCGAGGACGCAGGGTTCCACGAGGCGAGTGGGCATGACGGCGAAGTGTGCCCCCTTGTACCGCTCCGGGGTCACGTCGAACCCGACGAGCTCGGGGTACGGGTCGTCGCCCGCGAGCAGCATCCCCACGGAGTCGAACCAGAGGTCGGAGGTGCGGAGGTTGCGGCCGCCCTCCGAGCAGCCGAACCCGATGCTGGTCAGGCCGGCGGCGTCGTTCCGGTCGGCCGAGTGCTTCCGCGAGCTCGGGGTCTGGTACTGGTCCCGACCGTCGGCCGCGATGACGGCCGGCCGCTTCACCGCCTCCATGTCAAAGAAGTAGTCGGGCCGCTTCGCCAGCAGGAACACCCACTCGCACCCGGTCCCCGGCCGGTCGTCCACCGACTCCGGCATCGGGTTCCGCTTCACCCACGGGCAGGCGCTGCGGAGATACCACCCGTCGGCGCGGAGGGCGGCGGCGACCGTCGTGGGGATGAGGAGGAGGTCTTTGGACTTGGTGCCGGCGGGTGCCGGCCGCTGGCGAACTGGCCCCATCGGCGTCCCGCCCGGGAGACCGTCCCGCGTCGGGCCGAGCCGGCTTGTTGGGTCGCCCGAGCCGTGGTCGGCGCGGCCTGTTTTCCCGGCTGCGTAGCTATCCCCGAGGTTCAGCCACAGGCACCCGCTCGGGTGCATCGCCCGCCGCGCCTCCCGCATCACCTCCACCATCCGCTCGACGTACTCGCCCGGGGTCGGCTCCGCCCCGATCTGCTCGTCCACCCGGCGGGCGCCGCACTTGCCGCACGACCCCCGGAAGGCGAACCGGGCCTCCCGCGCCGCCCGCTGCGGGTCGGTCGGCCCGCAGAGCGTGGACGCAGCCACGCACCCCGTCTCGACTTCCGCCCCCGTCCGGGCCCTGTGGTCGCACCCCGGGTCGCCCCCCTCCCACGTCGCGGTCCCGTAGTCCCGCAGCCCGTAGTAGGGCGGACTGGTCACCCAGCAGTGGACGCTGTCGTCGGGCAGCGTGCGGAGCCAGTCGAGGCACCCCCCGGCCTCCACCGCCCACCTCGCGGTCCCGGCCAGAACGTCGTGCCAGTCGCTCATCCCTCACCCCCCGCCCCGAGGGCGTACCGCCCGCCCCCCGCGCACCGCACCGCCGCCGTCCCGTCCTGCTCGCACTCGCGGCACACGGGGACGGTCCGCGTCACGTCGCCGCACCGCATCACCCGCTTGCGGAACAGCACCGGCGGCAGCGCGTCGGAGTCGGTCACCGCGTACATATCGGGTCTCAGGTGGGCGTGGCGGCGGGCCAGCAGCAGCCGGCCGCACAGGCAGTTGCAGACCAGCATGCCCGGGGTGAGCCCCGTGTAGTCCCCCACGTCGGGGTCGCGGGCGGCTTCGGTCATCACGGCCACGTAGTCCTCCAGGTCGGCCCGCTCGGCGTCGGTCAACTCCGGGCCGGCGAACAGGTCGGGCTCGGTCGTCGTCATTGGGCGTCACCTGTTGGAGAGTACCAGACTCGTTCCCCTCAGCCGTCGGCCACCCCGCTGAACAGGTCGGCGGTGGTGCTCGGGTCCACCGGCCGCCGGCGTTCCCGTTGATACCTCTTGACCACGAGCTCGACGCACTCGGCCGGGGTCAGGAACGGCATCGCGTTCTTGTAGATCCAGGCGTCTCTAAACCAATTAGTGCTGTCAGCGGAGTCCACCCGCGGGTGCCCGGCGTACTCCCCGCCCGCCCAGAAGTGGACGTGGAGGCCGGCCGGGACGCGGGCCAGCGTCTCCTTGACCCACCGCCACTTCCCCGACCGCGGCGGCAGCAGCCCGACCCCCAGCCACCCGCCCCGGTCCCGGGCCAGGGGGATCAGATCGTCCAGCAACTCCGGCGGGTCCGTCTCGTGGAACGTGGGGAACCCGCCGTAGAGCTCGTAGTTCCGCAGGCTCCGCCGCCAGTCCCCGCGGATGTCGTCCAGCCCGGCGATTGCATCGACGTGGGCCGTGTCCGCCCAGCGGGCCTGCCAGTCGCGGTACGCCGCCCCGTCCACCTTCGCCTTCCCGGTGAGCTCGGAGTAGGCCCCGGAGTCGATCAGCACCCGGGACCAGCTGGCCGCGTAGTCGTCCAGCCACGGGGCGTACAGCGCGAACGACACCAACACGGGCATCCCGCGGCAGTGGTCCGCGTGCATCTGGCTTCCGGGGCTGGAAAGGTAGAACCTCACTCGCCCGCCTCGCACGTCGTCAGGAACCGCCCGTGCGAGCCCACCGTCCTCACCCGGCACCCGACCACCTCCGCCAGCAGCCGCGTCAGGTCCTCCTGGTACACCGGCTCAACCGTAAGCCGGTCGATGGCCGCCTGGATGTCCTCCACCTTCGTCACCGCCTCCCCGGCGACGGTGAACTCGACTTCGTACACGTCGGGGCACCCGTGCGGGCACTTGCCGACGATCGTGGTCTTGTGGGTCGTGGTCACGCCGTCCTCCGTTGTCGTTTGGCTTCCTCACGTCGCATCGCAATCCCGCTCTGCCGCCGGTCCGCCGCCGGCAGCCCCAGCCGCTTCCGGATGACCGCCACGCGCGACCGGTCCACGTCCAGGTGGATCGCAATCTCCCAGTCGCAGTACCCGGCCGCGCTCAGCCGCCGCACGGTGGCGTCGTGCCGGTACGGGGCGTGCCCGCAGCGGATGCCGAGGTGGTACGCCTTCGTCGTCACCGCCGACACCGACCGCCCGAGCACCCCGGCGGCGGCCCGGTAGCGGACCCCCGCCGCCACCAGCCCCGCCAGGGCGGCCTCCTCCTTCCGCGTCCACGGCCGGTCCACCTTCGCCATCGTCGGTCCCCCTCACCCCGCCGCCGGGGCGAACGTCAGCCGCACGGCAAACTCCGGCCCCCGCTCCTGGGTCGGGCTCACCTCCCAGACCCAGAACGGGTCGTGGTCCGGCTTGCCCGCCCAGGACGCGACGGCGTCGATCGTGTGCTTCATGCTCGACCACAAATTATCCCGGTCGAACGGCCGGCCCCGCTTGCCCATCACCCGGGTCAGGACGACGCGCAGCCGGGGGAGGGCGAGCAGCGGGGCCTTGTCCACCCCGACCAGCGCGGCCCGGACGAGTTCCTGTTGCCCGCGGTTGCGGCGGTGCCGGGCGGACCAGTGCGACCTCTGGTTCGTTTCGCTGACCAGCCTCACGCCCTCGATCGTCAGTGTCAGCACGGCTCAGCCCCCTCGTCCCCGGGCCACGGGGTTCCCACCCACCGCTCCCAGCACCGCCGGCAGAGCTCGACCCGATCCGGGTCGGGGGCCGTCGGTACTGCGACCCCCAGGCAGTAGAGGGCCGCGAAGGTACACCAGCCGGACGGGTTCACCCGCCCGCGTCCTGCGGGTGCCAGAGCTCCTGACGGGTCTCGTACCGCCGGCACAGCTCCGAGAACTTCCCCGGCGTCCCCGGCAGGTGCGGGGTCGGCAGTCGCGCCGGCCCCAGGGGAACGGACTCCGGCTCGCACCCCCGGGCACCCGCCTCCCCGCTCGCCCCCTTCGGCGGGTACTTCGCCCGCACCGCCGGGCTCCCGTGGCACGGCCAGCACAGCCCCCGTGGTCGGCATCGCTTGTTCCTCCCGCAGTTGACGCACTTCGGTTCCACCGCTGATCCCCCACGACACTGCCGACACGGCCTGCGGCTCCGGGCGTACCGACCCCGGGCTGGGGGGTCGGGGTCAAGGCCTGCCGCATACGGCTGGGACCGGTATGACCGCCGGAGTTGGTTGATTTTCGTGGTACTCCGGTCACACCCGTCACCACGCCCGAGGGGGGACACGCCCCGCGATACCCCGGCCGTTCGTCGCTCACTTCACCGGGCATTCGGGACCGCGGGGTGGGTTGACCTAAGCCAGCCCTCTACCCCGCGGCTCGTCCGGTACTTCGCACGCCCCGGCTGGGCGAACCCCCGATGCCCGCAGGCCCGTTCGGGAGAACACGGCAGGTGCCAGTCAGGGGCTATTCCTTCGGCCCGGCTTCACGGGCGTGGATGGAGTGTGCCCGAACCGGCGAGGCGCTAGAAGGTCCGTCCCCTCATTCCGCCGCGTCCATGCTCCGCTCGATGCACCAGTCGCAGTACCCGCAGTTCATGCAGTCGTCGGCCTCGTCGTCCCGCGAGTCGTCGCAGACGTAGGCCGCGATGTCGTCCCACCACTCCTCGTCCCAGGCGTCGTCGTCGTCCATCTCACGCCCCCAGGAGTTCGTTGACCGGCACCCCGTCGATCGCGTCCCGGATCGCCTGCCGCGCCCGGTGGATCACCCGCCGCCGCGCGGCCAGGTCCCGCACCCGCACCGCCTTCTCCAGCGCCCAGTACCCGGTCGGGTCGACGTCCAGGAGTTCGACCAGCCACGCCGCGCACCCGAGCCGGCCGGTCCGGTCCCGGCCCCACTGCGGCCACTCGCCCCAGTGGCCCCGCCGTCCGACCTCCCGCCACACCTCGACCGCCGACACCGGTCGCCCGGACGCCCCGAGCCCGGCCGCCGCGTCCCAGACGAGCAGGTGCCGGTGGTGGTACAGGTCGCCCCGCCTGAGCCCCGCCCGCCGCACCTCCCGCCACACCGCCGCCCACTGGCGGAGGAGGCCGGCGAGCACCACCCGCTCGGCGTCCTCGTCGTTCGGCGGGATGGCGTCGTGGTCCGTCACGGGGCCGGCTCCTCCTCGAACATCTCCGCGAACTTCGTCGGCCCCGCGAATCCCGCGTCGGTCCCGGCGAACACCCGGAATGAGGCAACCGCGCCCCGGCCGCTCGGCATCCGCAGTTCCTCAAACCAGTACCAGCCGCCGGCCCGGTACTTCGCCCAGCAGAGTGTGGCGTCCGCCCGCGACCGGCAGACCCCGCCCCGCATGACCGTCCAGTCCTCGCCGGTCCACGCCCCGTCCGGGGGGCCGGTCGGCTTCTCCACCGGCTTGGCCGGGAACCGCTCGACCAGTTGCGGCTTGAACGCCTTCACCGCCTCCAGCACGGCCGGCGTCTTCTCCCCCTTCGGCCCGGTCAGGACCAGCGTCCCGGGTTCCGGCCCCGCCGCCACCCCGAGCCCGCGGGCCTCCAGCGTCTTGAGCAGCCGGTCCACGGCGGTCATTCGGGCAGCACCTCCGGGAGCCGGCCGCCGTTCCGCACGATCGCGTCAATGATCTTGCTGGCCCGGTCGAACCCGATGCCGGCCGGGTCGAGCCCGGCCTTGCGAATCCGCCACGCCTGCTTGTCGGTGCAGTGCGTCTTGCGCATCTCGTCGATGACCTTCCCGGCCTGGAGTTTCGACATGCGGTACGCCCTCGCCTTCTCGCACCCGAGCGCGACGAGGTGGGCGTACTGGTTGTCGGTGACGGTGCCGCGGGTGTGCTCGACGGCGGTGCCGGCCACCGGCCGCCCGTCGCGGTCGAACACCGAGTACTCGACGTGCCCGTGGTTGCCGGCGCGGGCGGCCATTTCGCGTTCGAGGGCGAGCAGGAACTTCGCCCGCTTCAGGCTCTCCGACACCCCGGTGTCGCCGGCCTTCCGCTCGGCCGCCGCCAGTTCCCGGACCTCGCGATCGTAGTCGCCGCCGAGCACGTCGTCGATCGTCACCAGCCCGGCCTGCCCGGCGTTGACGAAGTCGAGGATCAGGCAGTCGGGCTTGTCGCTGGTGGCGATGTTGAGCCGCCGGTCGTCGGCCTGGAGGCCCGCCCCGTCCACCACCCCCGGGAGGGGCCGCAGGCCGCGACCCACCATCTGCGTGTAGCGGCCCGTGCTCTTGGTCGGGCGGGCCACGGCCACGCAGGAGCAGGACGGGGCGTCGAACCCCTCCACGAACAACTGCGCGTTGCAAAGGAACTGGAGCCGGCCGTCCTTGAACCGAGCGATCAGGTCGGCCCGCTGCTCGGCCGGCGTCTCCCCGTCCACGGCGTCGGCGGCCCCCGGGGCGTAGCGGTCGATCACCGCGGCGAGCTCGTGGGCGTGGCGGACGGTCGCGCAGAACACGATCGTCTGCCGCCCGGCCGCGAGCTCGACCAGCGGCTTGGCCGTGCCGACCAGCGCCGCCTCGTCGGTCATCACCTCCTCGACCTGCGAGTCGGTGAAGTCCTTCTCCCCGACCTCGTTGGTGCGGCTCGGGCCCTCGATCTGCACGTCGGACACGACCACGGCCTGCTGCCGGACCGGGACGAGCCAGCCGCCGTCGATGGCGTCGGGGATGTCCATCGCGTAGGCGACCGCCTCGAACGCAAGCCCGAGCGCCACCTTGTCGGCCCGGTTCGGCGTGGCCGTCAGCCCCACGACCTTGCAGCCCGGGTTGATCTTCTGGAAGTACTCGACGACCTTCGTGTAACTGCGGCTGACGGCCCGGTGGCACTCGTCGATCACGATCAGGTCGAACGGGTGCTCCTGGTACTTGGCGAGTCGCCGGTCGGTGAGCATTGACTGCACCGACCCGACGACGACCATGCCGCCCTGGTAGAACAGGTCGCGTTCGCCGCCGCGAATCCCCATCTCGACGACCGGCGGGTACCCGAGTTCGGCGTCGAGCCGGGCCGCCGCCTGCCCGACCAGTTCCCGGGTGTGGGCCAGGAACAGGCAGTTCCCGCCCGGCCACTCGTTCATCAGCGTCGAGGCGACGGACGTCTTGCCGGTGCCGGTCGGGAGCACGACCACGCACGACCCGTGGCGGGCGAGTACGTCGCGGACGCCGGCCACGGCGTCGATCTGGTAGGAGCGGAGCGTCCGTGCCACGTCAGCGGCCCCCCTTCAGCACGCGGGAAGCCGGGCACAGCCCCGCCCCGAAGCACGCCTTGCAGTTCGCGGCCGGGGCCGACCCGCCCTTGACGCAGTTGCACGGCTCGGTCGGCCGGGCCTGCCACAGCGCCTTGCGGGCCGCGTCGATCTGGAGCGTGACGCTCTCGCCGTGGACCTGCCGGCCGAACACCGGGACGGCGGCGATGTCGGCCGCCTCCTTCTTCGCCCCGTCGAGGGCGTGGCAGAGCTTGTTGACCCGGCCGACGAACTCGCCCGCGGGGTCGGTCGTGACCGTGTGGTCCGGGCCGGGCGCGTCGGCCGGCCCGTCCTTCTTGGCCTGCTTCTCCTTCCGCTTCTCCGCGGCCTTCTCCTTGACCTTGCCGGCCTTCACCGCCTTCTTCTGCTCGCCCTTCGGGAGCTTCGCCACCTCCGCGGCGGCGCTCACCGACACGTCCCCGGCCTCGACCGCCTTCACCAGTTCGGGCACGCCGTCGGCCTTGACCTTCACGGCGTCCCGGACCGACCGGTCGGAAACGCTGACCTGCTCGGCGGCTTGGGACTGGGTGAGGGTCGGCAAATTTGCCGACCCTCCCGCCGTGTGCTGGTTGTCGCCCTTCTTCCACCCGGCGATGTTCGCCGCCACCATCGCCCGCTGGCTCTCGGTCAGGTGCCGGCGGTGGAGGTTCTTGGACAGCACGAACCCGAGCGGGTCGCGGCCCTTGTAGTGCTCGACCCGCTGGTCAACGTCCTTCCTCACGCACGCCCGGTAGCGGTTGCGGCCGTCGAGGATCAGCCCCTCGAACAGCCAAACCGGCTCCTGCTGTCCGTTCGCCTCGATGTCCGCGGCGAGCGCGTCGAGGTCCGCGTCCCCCATCAGCGGGAAGATGCAGGCGAGCGGGTGGTCTTCGAGTTTCGGCATGTCGGCCCCGGGTGGTCGGACACTTGGGCGGGTTACTTCGCGGCGGTCGTGATCCCCAGCCGCTTCATCGTCTCCCCGGCGACCGGC